CGGGGAAGCAAACACAGTGCTCATTCTGGACAATAATCTATTCATAATATTTATTTATTAGGTTTAGTTATTTGTTTTCTCAGAGTTCGAGCATATGCATACCAAAGTTTATTAGACTTTGGTAGTCCGGCAGTTAAGGCTGTTGCTCTCTTTCTCAATCGTAGAGTTCTCACATCTCATTGTGATAACTCTGCGCCTCTTTGAAAGAGATCAGCGAGTAATGTATGTTGTGGGAATTTTCTAGGTCGATTATCAGCTATAGATCTGCTGAGATCGATAAGATCCTTCTTACATCTTTCGAAATAATCGAAGTATACAAAATGGAACATGTCCACATAAAGTTCAACTAAATGTGGAACATAAAATCTGCTCTTACGTAGAGCATGTAACCAGTGATGGTTTTCCATTAAGTCTTCTAGCGTATTAAGAGTTGAATAAATCTGAGACTGGAGAAGTTTCAGTTCAGATTCATAAAACGCCTTAAAGCTATATTGACTTACATTACTCATATCGCTAAACGGGTTTCTAATATGAAGATTTTGCAAGTAAAAATACAATGCAATGTCTCTCATAGAAGAAGGAAGTCTTCGGATGGAGGAATGGCATTTTGCCAAACATTTAAATCCGAATCCCGCAGCCTTAAACATATCAGGTAAACTCAAGTGATGAGTTTTAGCGAATTCGTTCAGTGACTGAACGCTCGTAAGAGCTTCGCTAAAAGATCTGAAAGTTATTGGAGAACAATCAGTTCCATTAATAATGGTTCTTTTTGCAAACTCCAATCCTCTTCCGTCTTTAGAGATGATGGATTTCGATAGATTAATCGAAACCCCTAAAGCCTTCATAATCTTTAGGTACTCTCTAGCAACGGGGGAAGATCAGATTACTATATCATCACCTAAAAGCGCGTAATTTCGGAAAATGCCTCGATTAAGGGCAATTCCCGATTTTCACGCTGCTACCTGAACAATAAAATGGTGGGTAATAGCGAGCATAGCTCAGCTACTCAAGGCCCCCATCGGTTGACCTGTTTCGTAGAAAATTTCTTTTCTATCGTCCTTCTTATTAAAGAAAAGACTTTTTCCTTTAGATGCACAAAATTCAATCATACTTTGTGCGGAAGCGAAACTACATTTGTACGGTCTATTAATCAAGAGGTTAGCCCAAGCATCTGCAAATTCCTTAGAGAATATGCTCGTGATTATGGCGTGCTGAAGTTTAATAGGTAACCGATCTGTAGCGGCAGTCAAATCATAACTGAATAGTTTTAGATTCTTTCTGCTTCAGGGTATTCGATGTAAGGGACCATGTTGGTTGAAGGTCCCGTCCATGGGTAAGCTTCTTAACACTCTAAACAAAAATTTGTGTAGAGGTTTTAAAGCTCACTGTGTAACGGGATCCACAATCGCAAACACTCTCATTTTACCGGCCGCCTCGGGCTTAAAGCCCAGCTTTCCAATGTTTGAGTTTCTATCCAGAGATGATTCCAAGGGGATCTCTACGTCTACAGGTACTTCTTCAGCGAAATAATCTTTGTTTCACTGAATTCTTGTACTTTTTATAGTCATAGATTTCTTACTTGGGAGTTCATTAAAGAGATGTCCGGTGGTAAAGAAAATTTTTCTTAACCAGATCATCAATCTCTTAGCCGCGGGTATACCGCTGGCCTCCACGATAGTTAGCAAACTACGCATAATAAGCGGATTTCACGCCGCATTAGGATTCGTCAAAGCAGCAACTGCCCTCCATAAGACTATGGGGTGAGTAGAAAAATCAATCCCGGCAGAATTACCGTCAGGATGACCTGAACCCACAGGAGCTGCTTTAGTTGTTGGAAATGGCTTGAAGTGACCTTTTAATCACTCTAAAGGGCTAATCAACTGAAATTTGGATTTAACCGGGTTATCTACTTCTTCGAAATATGGTGTTCAACCATTTTTCGTAGGTTTCATACCCGCGTACTTATATTTCTTATCGGGTTTATACCCAAATATACCTACTTTTTGAGTAGACATAGGTAAGACTATAAGTTTAACAAATCTCCCTACATAAGTAAAGAGATCAGTAAATACCTCATCAGTTGCTGTCGAAGGCGCAGTTATTGTAGTTAGATTAATTTTCCAAGGAATATTAATCGCTCTATAAGCTGCAAAAATTGTAAGATAGAATCTCACCAAAAAGGGATTTCCTTGTCTTACAGCCAATCGATGGTTAGCCGGAATGATTTTAGGCACTCTATTTTTCAATCCGATTCTGTGTCCCAAAAGACCAGTATCAGAGAGATGATAGTGAGAACAAGCCTGCTGGGTTAGAACCGAGCATACCTTTAGGTACTTAACAAGTCCTATCGGACCTTGCATTCTAGCCAGTCTGTTCAACGTTCTCCAGATTAATACTGTGTTTTTTACCACTAATGGTGTTAATTTCCCACCCATAGATTCGATCATTTTTAAAGTGATCGTAACCATGGGTCGACCCGAATTTCTTCGGATCATGGCATAAAGATGTTGTCATTTGAAACTCACTCTGGTGAATCATCGGTTTTTAATCGTTGGTTTCATCTTAGTTTGTTTCATAGGACAGTTTAATCTTTAACTCGGTTTCCGAGGTCTGGATAGACCTCTGGGCCGCAGCCAGCCTTTTCAGGCACGGGATTACCGTTGTGGTGATAACAACCTAATTCTGGAATTTTCCCCCCAGAACCGACTATTACCCCACTCAGTGAATGTCAAAATCTAGCAGTATAGTTTCGAGGAGATTTACCTACTTACCCTCTGAAGAGCTATACCGGATAGCGGTTTACTTTATTAAGTAGCGACCGATTATCCATCTAGATGCAATAACCTAACAACTGTAAGGTTTCTTAGAACTATAACTCAATGAGGCATAGAGTCCAGGGAATTCCAATAGTAGTTTACAGTTTTCGGTTATGCTGCAATTGCAGATGAGCTTACGACCAAGATTTGATCGGATTCTCTCTGATATTGACCACGTGTTGCTTCGGAACCGACAGGGACCAAAGCCACCCATAGGCCACTCCCAAAGTAAGCAAAAGGGGATAAATGTTGAGTTTCCTCAACATTTAATCCCCAGATACTTAGTATCGGGACCTATGTAGTGAATGCGTAGTCAGCGTGTGTGACGCCCGTAAGGAGATAGCTTAAAGGCTAATCGAATCACCTCACACCGTTTCCATATTATCCTAGAAGTAGGTAATAGGGTTCCATGTATGGATTACCATCCTACTTGGGGGATAAGGAATTTCACCTTATCGGAAGCGATATCAGAGAAAGGGACCATTGATCTACGGCCCATAACTCTATCCATCCTCTCTAA